TAATACAAAATGAATGAGATGACTAGATTTAAAAGGAGAAATGATTAATTATGGCAAGAGGACGTACAGCTAGTAAGATTCAGAAGAAGCTAAATTTTCTATGTTTTGGTGAGCCGTTTACGGGGAAAAGTACTTTCGCATCTCAATTTGCGTATATGCATAATGAAGATGGTAGCCCTATGAAGGTTCTTTATATTGATGCAGAGTCAGGAAGCGTAGACAATTATCTAGACGAAATGGAAAGCAACGGAGTAGATCTAGCAAATATTTATATTCTATATACACAAAGTCTTGGTGAGGTACTTGACTATATCGATAAGGTAAAGAACAATGAAGATTTTTACGAAATTGGAGAAGATGGAGAAGAACTAGATACTATAGTTACAGATGCAGAAGGCAATCCCTTTAGGGCAGATGCGATCGTCATTGATGGCGTGAGCGTCCTATACACCGCAGCGCAACAGGGTCTACTTGAGTTTTCTAAGAAGAGAGCGCGTGTGAGAGCAGATGATAATGGACTCATTGGAGATCAAAAGATTGTAGCGATTGAAGGATCTTCACTTGAAATGAAAGACTGGGGTGCTCTTCGTTACAAGGGAGCCAACCTATGCCTTGCACTTCTTGGCACAGGTGTCCATAGTTTGATAACCTGCAGGGAAGCGGATGAGAAGGAAACAGTTAAAGGTGCGAATGGGCAGTTTACTAGTGTTCCTACTGGAAAGAAGATTCCTGAAGGCTTCAAAGATCTAGATTATAATACCCACACTGTTATTCGTTTCTATAGAGATGAAGATGATACTGTAATTGCGGATGTTATTAAGGATCGTAGTGGTGTACACCCAAAGGAAAAAGTAGCCGACCCAACGTTGCTAGATTGGCAAGTTGTTATTGACGGAAACAAGGGAAAGAGCAAGTTCGTTCTTAATAACAACCTTGATACTGCTGTTGCAACTGAACAGGAAATCTACAGTGCAGAAGTTATGAGTAATGCGGCGAAATCTATGAGCAAGTCTGAAATGGAAAAGGCAAAGATGTCAGTCCAGGAAGATACTTCTACTGATAATGCTACTGAGCTTCAGAACTCAATTAAAGTAGCGATTACTAAGCTAAATCCTGTACAGAAAAAGGAAATGCAGACCAAGCTCAAGGATTCCGGTCTACCCACCGCCTTCAACAAGGTAACTGACGCAAACATTCTCAAGCAGATTCTCGACATCGTATCGATTTAATAAAGTACATAAGGGAGACCTACGAGTCTCCCTAAATTTTTTATATACGCATGCTTGACAATACGAAATGAATGGATTATAATGTTTCCAGAATATGGAGGTGGACAGCGTGGTAGACGTGAAATGTGCCGAGTGCGGGAAAACAATAAAAGTTGAAAGAAACAAGATTGAGAATGTATTGCAATTTAAAGGGAAATATTATCATTCTGGGTGCTTTAAGGCGCTTGTATCAAAGCGAGTAGCTTCAGGTCGTGGCAAACCAGAAATGTGGAGTGCCGCATTGGATAAAATGTCATCACTGGAAGCGGAAACGAAGTCTAAATTAGAGCATCGTTTTTATAGCAACGAATTGAATGAATGGCTGCTGAACCATTATGATATTAGCATCGTACCGGGAGCATTCTGGCAGGTCATTGCAGGTCTAGAAAGTGGAACTTACAAAGGAAAAAGGTGTAAGCCCATGAGTATTGGCACTTTGTTGGAATGCTGGAAATGGGGACAAAAGAAATTAGATGAAATTAAACAGTATAATAAGGTAAATCATAAAGGCCCAGATAATGACAATGCAAGATTGATGTATGATTTAGCAATCTTGATTGGCAAGATGCCTAATTATTTGGCTTATAAGGCAAAGCAAGAGGCAACGGCTCGTGAGCTTGTACAGAATGCTAAATATCAAGATGTTGATATGTCTAGGATTGGGCAGAAAAAGCAAGAGAAAAAAGAAGATATTAGTGACATTTTTGACGACCTTTATGTAGAGTAGGTGATTGATCTTGGATGAAAATTTTGAACTTGAATTATGGAATACACAGGTGGAAATGATTGTGCTTGGGTCCCTGTTTGCAAGACCAGAAGAGGCAGGATTTAGATTCATGAATGTGATTAAAAATGAAGACTTTCATGATCCTATGACTGCATATTTTCATGTGTTTTTTAATGATTATATTCTTACGTATTCAAATGAAGTCACAGAAGCTAAATGTAATATGTTTGCTAGTATGGATCCAGTAAGATTTAAGGGATATAAGAAATTTGGATATTTTAAAAACATTCGAGAAATGATGGGATTTGCTACAACATCTGATGATGAACTAAAAGGGCAAGTGGATGTATTAAAAAAATGGAGTGTTTTAAGGCAATTACATAAAAATGGATATGATGTCTCGAAAATTTTAGGTCATCCTAGATTTAATTCTTTGAGCGCGGACGCTTGCGCGAATTGGGTAAGAGGTAACCTTGATAGGATTTGCAATAAGGTAATTACTGGGCTTGATGATACATTGGATTTATCTGAGAATGTAACTAGTCTTATGGATAGTTTTCTTGAAGCACCAGAGCGCGGAATAAACTGCGCATGGGATTTTGTCAATCAAATGTGTTCAGGAATTATGGAACATGATTCTTATTGTATTGCAATGAACTCTAACCAAGGTAAAGGAAGGGCCTTAATTTACTTGGCAATGCATATTGCACTCGTGGAAGGAGTAAATGTTGCCTTTTTTGGAAATGAAATGGATTTTAATAGTATGCAGCTTGCTGGACTTTCTGTAGTAAATAATGCCCCGGCAATACAAAGATTGCATGGTAATGAGATCCATATCCCAGAAAAAAGATTTAAAACTGGTGCGTACTTTGACTCGAATAATAATATCATTTATAGAAAAACTGATTCTGAAGGAAATTTTATTGAGACAGTTGAACAATTTAGAACACGTTTGGAACGGACTTCTAGAGAATATAGAAACGTAAAAAATGCAATTAAGTGGTTCGAAGAGAATAAGTCGAAAGTATGGTTTAAGAACTGTTCTGCAAATTATTCAGATGATAGTCTACAGCGTTTGGTAAGGCAGGCTATATATCAACATAATGTAGGCGTATGGTTTTATGATACACTTAAGCATGGAACTGGATCGGATATGTCAAAATGGACAGATCTAGTACAAACAGCTACTCGTTTGTGCGAAATGAATGCTACCTTGCCAACTGCATCTATTATGAGCGCACAGCTCAATAATGCGGCATTCCAAACAAAACCAGAAGATATGACTAGTTCTACATTGGCATCCGCGTCATATATTTATCATTTGTTTGACGTAATGATTGTTATGCAGCATTTAAGACCAGAAGTATATAATGATTACGCGCTTCAAGTTATTAACCCAGTAACAAAGAAAAAGTCATACAAGCACTTAGATCCAAAATTTCATTTAACAGCCGCAAATTTGTTGAAAAACAGAAGAGGTTCAAAGAATATATATTTGTTAAATTCAAATTTGGACGAAAACACATGGATTCAGCAAGATGGCATCCTTGTGCCAAAGAGTGTAGTGGAAGCTAATTTACCTTGGGTTGATTAAACAATATAAAATTAACGACGACTTAGGAGATGACATAATTTATGAGTAAGGAACATAAATATGACGTTGGTTATAAACAAACAAATAGGCAAGGGTTGACTTACGAGGTGATTACGTACAGAAATAACAAAGATATTGATGTAAAATTTCAAGATGGATTAGTCATAGAGCACACAAAGGTTACAAAATTAAATCAAAATACTATATTTCATCCAGATTATCCTATACCAAAAATTAATAAAACTCCATCAGAGAAACGACTAGGCGAGACACGAAAAAATAAACAAGGTAGGAAAATGACAATAATTGCATATAGAGGGGCTGCAGATATAGATGTTCAGTTTGAAAGTAAATTTGTTGTAGACCATACTGAGTATAAATTATTTGAGAGAGGAACAATTTGTGATCCGTTTTTCCAAAGCCTTTGTGGAGTTGGCTATATGGGAATGAGAACATCATATAAAGGCGCAGATAAATATGCCAGACAATATGAAGTATGGAGCAGTATGATGAAGCGCTGCTATAATGAAAATTGTAAAAGGCACACCTGGTACGAAGACTGTATTGTAGCTGAAGAATGGCATTGCTTTGCCAACTTTTTAAAATGGTATAATGAACATTACTATGAGCTTCCAGATGGAATGGGAGATTTAGATCTTGATAAGGATATGAAGTCACATAACAATAAAGTATATGGCCCTGACACTTGTTTACTAATCCCTGCAGCTATTAATAGACGTATATATCATCGCATTACATCAAGCAGTGATTTACCACTTGGAGTCACATACGACAAAAAGACTGGGAAATATAAAGCTAGAGGAAGAATAGATAAAAAAGATGTATACTTTGGAAAATATGACACAATTGAAGAAGCATTTCAACGTGTCAAACTTGAAAAGGAAAATGAAATTTGCAAGGCAGCAGAATTATACAAGCCATATATGCCACAAGAAGTTTATGATGCAGTTATAAACTATAAAGTTGAGATCACGGACTAGTTAGACAATACAAAATGAATGATAATAAAAATAATGGAGATATGAGACATGCTAGAAAGAAAACATGGAAAGTATTATACATGCAAAAGACTTAAACTGTTGCAATATTTACTTGAGCATGGATATGAACCAATTAAAATAATTCCAGATGTAAATGACTGGCGATATAAGAACTGGGTATTTGAAAACACCGGCGCGGATTTCGAACAGTGCGTAAATCACTATTTTGAAAATCTAAAGGCAAATTAAATAACAGAAATAATAATGATAATAATAATAATAAGGAGTTTTAATATGCATGATTATATACCCAAACCAAAGAGTTGTTACTGTATTTAAACCAGATTGTTCTAAAGATTTTTTACAGATCAACAATCAGGAGTGGCAAGCTGCCGCTAGTACATTAAAAACTTATAGCGCATTTAAATTATACTTATACTTTGCCAGCAATATGAACGGTTATTCTATTGCCCTTAGCCCTATAGCAATCGAAGAAGCAATTGGTATAAGTGAGAACACGTATCGCGCAGCATTTAAAGAATTATTAGAATATGGTTATCTACATAAAGTCGAGGGGAAAAAGAACCAATATTTTTTCTACACCGCAATATAAAACTATGTACCAACATATTGCGGTTTTAACCACCAATGTGTTGAGGTTTTACCCACCAATAGACTGCGGTTTTAAACCACCAATGTATTGCGGTTTTAAAACCACAGTATACTGGTACAGAAATAGATAATAACATATAAAAACATATAAATACAAATAAATAACATAAGCCAAAAATTAAAAATTTTTGTCCTGTTAGATTACAACACAAAAAATGAATAGAGGACAACATAACAATATATGAAAAAAAATAACAATTCACCCCCTTGACAACACAAAATGAATACTGTATAATAATGGAAAAATAAAAAAAAGAAAGAGATACAATCAATATGACTAATGCCGAAAAGTATTTTCACGAAGCGCTCCCGATTTCCAGAGATGCAACATCTCTGTAGCGTAACCAAGGAACACGACGACAAGATGTAGACGGTGCAACTCCGTCGAACAAAATGAAAAAATGAAACAGGAGGAAACAAAACAATGACAAAAGGGGAACTGCAAGATATTATTGAGTCGCACAAAAAGTGGCTGAATGGCTACGGTGGTGAGCGTGCCAACCTATGCGGTGCAGATCTGAGCGATACTGACCTGCGCAATGTTAACCTACACCACGCCCTCCTGATCCACGCAGACTTGTGCAATGCCAACCTGAGCGGTATCGACCTATGCGGGGTCGATCTGAGCGACGCCAGACTGTGCAATGCTGACCTAAGTTGTGCCATTATAAACGCTGCTAACCTGAGCTATGCTGATCTGAGTGGTGCCAACCTATGCTATACTAACCTATGCAATACTGACCTACACAATGCCAACATAAGCGATGCCAACCTGAGTGGTGCTAACCTGAGTCGTGCCAACCTGCGCGGTACTGACCTGAGCAAACTTATTTACGACGAAGATACTGCGTTTTGCGCGCTACAATGTCCCGAGACTGGCAGTTTTATCGGATACAAAAAGGCGCATGGCTACATTGTCGAAC